AGCTCTCGTGAATGCTTCAGGAGAAGGAAAAACAATGAAAGAGGCTCTTTCAGAACTGCAGAATACTATGCTGAATGCAGAAAGTTCAACAGATGCCTATAATGCAGCCGTTGATTTATTTGGATCGAAAGCAGGACCAGCACTGGCAGAATTCTGTAAGGATGGAAAACTGAATTTTGAGGAACTGGGAGCCTCTCTGAATGATAATCTTGGAAACATAGACGATACATTCAATGCAACACTGGATCCGGCGGATCAGTTCAAGGTCACACTGAATGAACTGAAAGATGCTGGATATGATGTGGGAAATGCATTGGGACCTGTACTTGCGGAGTGCCTTCAGACGGTAACACCAATCTTGAAAGATCTTATAGGATCCTGGAATTCCCTGTCACCTGAAACACAGGAGATGATTATTAAATGCGCATTGCTTGTGGCGGCATTAGGTCCGGTGTTCAGCATAATAAGTAAAGTATCGGGCGGCATATCCTCGGTGATAGATATCGGGGCGAAGATTGCACCGGTTATTTCAGGGGCAAGCGAGACGTTTACGGCGTTTAATGCCGTACTTGCAGCAAATCCGGTTCTTCTGGTTGTGGCAGCAGTCATAGCCCTGATCGCTATTTTTGTTGTGCTGTACAATAAGTGCGAATGGTTCCGTGATGGTGTCAACTCTGTATTTTGTGGAATACGGGATTTTATAAAAGGCGTGATCGATAAAATAAAAGATTTCATGAATTTTGAATGGAAACTTCCAAAGATCAAGCTCCCGCACTTTAAAGCGAGTGGTGAGTGGTCACTGATACCGCCAAAAGTTCCGAAGTTCTCGGTAGACTGGTACGCAAACGGAGGTATCCTGAACAGTCCGACGATTTTCGGAATGAATGGCAATACAGCCCTGGGAGGCGGTGAAGCAGGGAAAGAGGCGGTACTTCCAATCGATCTGCTGAAGACTTATATCCGGGACGAAATGCAGGCGAACAACTATGCACTGGCACAGCTGATTGCAGAAGCACTATCAGAGATGTCCCTGGTAATTGAAAATCAGATTCAGCTGGGAGACAAGAAACTGGCAGATGTTCTGGTTGATGCAATCATTAAGAAAATGTCACAGAATATTAAGTGGAAGAAAGGAGCTGCCGGCGTATGATGATGGAGGTTGAGTATAATGGAATCCCAGGATCAAACTTTGGGGTCTATGCCAAGAATCTGCCAACCATTCCACCGGCAGTGAAAAAAGCTTCTTCTGTGGAGATTGCCGGGAGGGATGGAACTTTATATCTGTTGGATGGAGGATATGAATCTACTGAGATCAAGGTGGATTTCAACTGGATCGGAAAGGAAGAACAGTGGATTGACCGGTGGGGACAGATACAGAAGTGGCTATCTGAAAGGAACAGCCACCTGAGTTTCGGGTCTGATCCATCCTGCTTCTATAAGATTATGAAAGTAGAGCTGGATCAAGCAGAACATACCACTGCAAGAATTGGAAATTTCAGTGCAAGTTTCCTTACAGAGAATGGTCTGCGTTATCTGGTGGAAGGTCAGAATGAACACTCGATAGAGGATGTCGGGTGGAATCCTTATGAGATTTCCTGTCCGGTCTATAAGATATATGGAGAAGGAAAGTGTGATCTTGTAGTCAATGGAAATCACATGACTGCAAACGTAGGACAGAATCTTGTGATCGATACAGAGCGGGAACTTGCCTGCAGAGAAGATGGAACATTAAGCAATACGGCTATATCTGGCGATTATGAAGAACTCTTCTTACAGGAAGGGGAAAACAGCGTGACAATTACAGAGGGATTTGAATTAAAGATTATCCCGAACTGGAGGCGCTTATGATTCAGATTTATAATCCGGAAAATACGGAATATGAACAGAATGGAAATATGACATTATTTCCGGAAGAAGCTACAATTCATGTGATCTTGAATGGAGAGTGGACGGCAACGATAGAGTATCCAATCGATCCGGAAGGGCGTTGGAGGTATATCGTAGACAATGCGGTAATTAAGATGCCATCATTTAATGGGGAACAGCTTTTCCGTGTGATTAATAAAGAGAAAAAAGATTCAGGTGTAAGTGCAGATCTTATGCCTGTTTTTTTCGATGCAAAAGAGGATTGCTTCCTGTTGGACATCAGACCAACGGATAAGAATGGCCAGGATGCTCTGGATCTGATGACAGCACCAAACCACAAATATCAGGCAAAATCAGATATTAAAACGTTATCGACTGCCTATTATCAGATGAAGAATCTGATAGAAGCGATTAATGGAAGTGATGAGAATTCTTTTGTTAATCGCTGGGGTGGAGAGATTCTATATGATAATTACAATGTTACGATTGATGAGAGAGTCGGCGGTGATTATGGCGTAGAAGTGCTGTATGGAAAAAATATCGTGAAAGATGGATTTTCCGAAACGGTGGACATGAAGGATGTGGTCACGAGGATTGTTCCAAAATCGTACAATGGCTACATGATCGAAGGGGAGAACCCCTGGGTGGACTCTCCGTTGATCAGAAAATATCCGACAGTACGCTACGGCGTGATGACGTTTGAGGATGTTAAGATGCGTGTGGATGCAGGAGAAGATGACGAAGAAAATGGAACGATTATCTGTGATACACAGGAACAGCTGGAAGAAGCCCTGAAAAAGAAATGCAGGGAACAGTTTGAGTTAGATGTGGACAAGCCAAAGGTGACAATCGAGGCAGATATGGAGCTTTTACAGAATACGGAATTGTATGAAGATGTGAAAGAACTGGAAAAGGTTTCACTTGGAGATACAGTTCACTGTAAACATTCAAAATTAGGAATCTTGTCGGATGCAAGAGTGATTGAACTGGAGTGGGATGCTGTGAGAAACAAGCTGACCTCCGTGACGCTGGGAGAATTCCAGTATAATTTCCTCGATGATGTGTCTTCTGTTATGAGTCGTGTTGACCAGGCAATCCGTTCCGATGGAACGCTGATCGGGCAGCAGGTTCAGGGAATCATCAATGGGGTAAAAGCACAGCTGAAAGCGCAGTCTACGATTGCGAAGAAACAGCCAGTCCGGGCGATATTGTTTGAAGATCTGGATTCAGAATCTCCGACCTATGGAGCAATGTGCCTGGGAACGCTCGGATTCGAGATTGCATCAGAACGTACAGCAGATGGAAGGGACTGGAAGTGGACTACCTTCGGAACTGGTCAGGGCTTTTATGCAGATTTTATTGTAGCTGGAACGATGCTGGCAGACAGAATCAAGGGAGGAACGCTGATTCTTGGAGGAAAAGACAATGGAGATGGAACCGCAAAAGTACTCGATGCGAATGGCAATGTGGTTCTGGCTCTGACAAATCAGGGCATTGTTGTAGATCATGCATCTAACGGCGGTGTGTTGATTGGTAACGGATCTATTTTTATAAGGAACACCAAGGGCGAGACAGTAGGAATTATGCACTATCAGGATAATGGTATGAGTATACAGTCTTACGGTGGACAATATGCAAGTATCCTGATTACGAATGAAGGGAAGATCTCAATCAATGCAGTAGGAGAAGTATCACTTTCCTGCGGATCACTTAAGGTCGGCGGGAAGTCAACAAAGACAGGAAGAGCGGTATATTCAGACGGAACGTATCTGGATATCCAAAATGGACATGTTGTAGGTGGAAATACGAAAGAAG